CGAATCTACATTAACCTATGATGGAACTAATCTAGATTTGGGTGATGATAAACTCATAAGATTAGGTGACAGTCAAGATTTATCGATATATCATAATGGATCTAATAGTTACATAGATGAAAGTGGAACAGGAGCTTTAATTTTTAAGAGTAATATACACTCTTTCAGAAATGCTGCTGATAGTGCACAAATAGCAAAGTTTACTGAATCTGATGCTGTAGAATTGTATTGGGGAGGTACTGATGCTGGTCTAAGACTTGAAACCACTCAAGCTGGCATAACAATTCAGGGTGAAGGTAGATTTGTAGGTGGAGATTTGATTGCCTTTGCAGCTTCTGATAAGAGGTTAAAAGATAATATTAAACCTATTGAAGATCCTCTTGCTAAGATTCTTTCGATTAGTGGTAATACATTTGATTGGAATTCAGCATCTGGTAAAGAAGGAAGTGATACTGGTGTTATTGCACAAGAGGTAGATGCACTTAATCTTCCTGGTATTACAACTATCAGAGATGATGGAACGTATGCTGTTAGGTATGAAAGATTGGTTCCTGTATTGATTGAGGCAATTAAAGAATTGTCTGCGAAGGTTGATAACCTTGAACAAAAATTATCAGATAAATAACTAAAAAGTCATAAGATGGCAAATTATAGAAAGTCATTTAATTTTCGTAATGGCGTACAAGTTGATAATGATAACTTCATAGTAGATACAAATGGTCTAGTTGGAATAGGAACTTCTATTCCTACTGAATTGTTAGATGTTAGAGGAACTGCTAAAGTTAGTGGTGTTGTAACAACTACTGATTTATGGGTAACTGAAGATGTTTATGTTGGTGGTATTACAACTACATCATCTCTCAAAGTTGGGACTGCTGTAACTATTACTGGTGGAATTGTGACTGCCACTAGATTTAGTGGAGATGGTAGTCAATTAACAGGATTATCTCAGGCAGCATGGACTATAAATTCTTCAGGACTTTCAACATCTGCAGATGTTGGTATAGGAACTACAAATCCTTTATTCAAATTACAAATTGGGGAATCTCCTTTAACTGGTAATGGAGTTGGTATTGATTCTATAGGAAACATATATGTATCCGCAGGTGCTACTTTTAATAGTGTTGTAGATATTAATGCTGCATTGGATGTTGATGGACAAACTGATTTAGATGAATTAGTTGTTGCTGGAGTTTCTACATTCTCTGCTCTTCTAGATGTTAATGTAGGTGCTAATATTGTTGGTGGATTGACATTAGATCAATTAACAGTAACTGGTGTTTCTACATTTGCTGATGATGCGATAGTAACTGCTGGTGGTTTGGATGTAACTGGTGTTGGTACATTTACTCAACTTGATATAGGTACTGGTGGTATCGATGTTGATGGAACAACTGATTTAGATGTTCTTAATGTTGCTGAAACTGCTACGTTCTCTTCTGCTGTAGATATTAATGCTGGACTAGATGTAGACGGACAAGCAGATTTAGATGAGGTAATTGTTGCTGGTGTTGCTACATTCTCTTCAGCAATAGATGCTAATGGAGCACTTGATGTGCAAGGAATTACTACATTCAATAGTAATGTTTATGTAAGTGGTGTTTCTACATTCACAGGTGCTATAGATGCTAATGGGAGTTTGGATATTCTTAGGGGTTTAGATGTTAGTGGTCAAACAAATTTAAGTGGTGTTAATATAAGTGGTATTGGTACCTTTAATAATGGAAGTGTTAAGATTGCAGTAACCAGTGGAGGAACTTCTGGACTATCTACTTTCTATGGACTTGTTAAGTATGGTAATGAGAATGGAGCATTTCCATATAGTACGAGAAGATCCGTAGATTTAATAAATTATGATACTGGAAATGTTAATTTCTATTTGGATGCTGATAATATTGGTATTAATACTGGAGATTTCCATTGGCATAAGGGATCAAATAATTCTAGATTAATGACTCTTACTAATAATGGTAAGTTGGGTATAGGTATTACACTTCCAGAATATGCATTGCATGTTTCTGGTATTGCTACATTTACAGGTGCAGTTTATACTTTAGGTAATCTGACAGTTGGAAACAATTTAACGATTAATAATAATCTTACTGTAAGTAATGTAAGTTCAAATGTAACTGGTAATGTAACTGGTAATATTAAGTCAGTTGGTGTTTCTACTTTATATGATCTTGAAGTATCAAGATTTGTTGGAATTGCAACAGTAGCAGATACAAATACCTTATTTAAGGTAAACCCTTCTACTGAAGCAAGAGTAAGTGTTAATTATCAAGGTAAGATAGCTATAGGCACAGAAACTGCGAGAGGTGCGGTTGATTTTGGTGAAGGTGGATCTGATGAAACTAAAAGATTTATGATACCACCACTTCTTGATGCATCTGTAGGAATAGCAAGTTTAACCAGTATAGTTACAGGTGCATTAATTTATAATACAACAACGAATAAACTTCAGGTTTATACTGGTAGTGGTTGGGAAAATTGTAATTAAATATGGCATTACAAGGATCAGGAGCAATAAAATTTAGTGAAATTGAATCTGAATTTGGTTCAAATGGTGAAAGATCATTAGGTAGTTATCGAGTTTCACAAGATATTGGTGGATTATCCAGTTTACCTTTAGACCAAGATGCAGGATCAAGTAGTAATACAGATATTCCTAGTTCTGGTGCAATAAAATTTAGTAATTTTTATAATGCTAAACTTAATGTAGTTGTTGATTGTCATAGTGGAAGCACCGAAAATCGTATTATTGCTAAAAATGATAAGTGGAATAATAATAATGTTACTGTAGTTGGTGGGTTTAGAAGTAAAAAAGAAGCAGGTAGTAGAGTAATAATTCATGTAAATAAAACATTTGGATCTACGTCTAACACTAATCAACAAATATGTGCATTAAGGACTGGATCTTGGGATTCTAGTGTTGCATTACAAGTAGATATTGGTAGTTCTGGGGCAATTTTAGGTGCTGGTGGAGATGGTGGAGATGGTGCAGACGGATATTCTGATTATGGACCTTCCACTGGTAGTGTTGGTAATGGTTCTAATGGAAACAGTGCTTTAGGTATTCAACATAATCCAACAACTGTAAATGTCGTATCAGGTGGTCAAATTAGAACTGGATATGGTGGCGGTGGCGGTGGACAAGGTGGTAGACAAGTTGATTCTGGTGCTGATAGAACTGCCTGTGGAGGCGGTGGTGGAGGTGGAGGTGGCACTCCTCCAGGTGCAGCAGGTGAAGGTGGACAAAGATTGAGTGGTGGTGGTGATGAAGTTGCCAGTGGTTCAGATGGTGGTGCTGGTTCTAACTTAACCGATCCTGGTCCTGCTGGTGGTGCTGGTGGTGCTGGTGGAAATAATGCTAACGAAGCGATAGGAGCAACTGGTGGAGTCGGTGGAGATAGTGAACAATCACCAGGAGCAGGTGGTTCAGTTTATAATGGAAAAAATACTTATGGAGGTAATGGTGCTGCTGGTGCTAGTGGTGCTGCTATTCGTAGAACCAGTGGATATACAGTTACAGTGAACAATTCTGGAACCGTTGAAGGTTCTACAACTGCAACAGGAGTTGCATAAACAAATCTAATATGTTATAGTACGAGAAAGGTACGAGAATTTATATTATGAATGATAATTTTATTATAAGATATAAGGGAGCATTTTCTCAGCAAGATTGTGACGAGATAATAAATTATGTAGA